GGATTCACCAACGGCAATAACACCTGGACAGGAATCAACGTCTTCACGCAAACCGTTTTTGCCCCGGCCTACGCCTCCAACAGCGCACTTCCAGCCCTCACAGGATTCCTGCGCCTCGAAACCGCCGATCAAATCTGCTGGCGCAACAATGCCAACTCCACCGACCTGTGCCTGAACAAAAACACAGCCGATCTACTGAACTGGCCAGGCAATTTCTCGATCACCGGAAACGGGACGGCAGGGGGAACCTTCGGGATCGGCGGAGGAACACCGCTAGCAACCTCTAACCAGAGCGGAACGGGAAGCATCTGTCTCACCACCAACTGCCAGTTAGTGACTCCGGCCTTGAATGGAGTGACGATTTCAGGAACACCGTCAGTTGGTCAGACGATCACCGCAACCAGCCCCACGGCTGCAAATTGGCAAACCCCGGCGGCATCTCCGGTAAAGGCCATCGTCAACGTGGCGAGTTGCGCTCTTGCTCTGAACAATGGGGAATGGAACTGCACGGGAACCATCACTTGGGGCGTGACACTTTCCAGCACCACTTATTACGCCGATTGTGCCATGTCAGTTCCACAGCCAACCGGCTCTTACGCAATTCCCGCAGGATTTCAGGCGAAGTTTTACTGGAACGTGAAAAGCACGACCACCATGACCTACGCCATCAACGATGACCACTCCGGTTCCAGCGGAGCCACTTACAACCTGACCTGCACCGCCATCGAATAGAAACTTTTCTTTTTCCCCAACTCACAACTTAGGAGACAACCGCATGAACACTCGCATCCGCGGGCATTCGCTCGCGCTACTTTTCTTTCTGCTGCTCGTGACCGCAATCGCGTGGTCGCAGTTCACCCCGCGCGACACTGATTCGCAGATCGCCACCGCCACCGGCACCACACTTAAATTTCAGGACGGCAAAGGCACGATCTCGAACAAATTTGAAGTCATTGTCAACGGCACCGCACCCGCAACCCTGACAATCACCCTTGTGGGCTGTATGCGCGGCGGAACCTGTTCCGGAACGCTAGCAACCTCGTCCGGCACGGCCAACCAACTCCTCACCCCCAGCGCGACCGACATTTACGATTACTACCAAATGCCGGTGGCGTGGACCGGCGGAAACTCCACTACCTACATCACCATCAACCGCACCGGCACCGTCGCCCGCAATGCACCAAGCGGCGGAGCCGGGGTAGGTTCCTTCTCCGGCGACGGAGCCCTGCTTAATAACGTCGCCTCCACCGGAGCCGTCACCGCAACCTTAGCCAATGCCGGAGCCTTTACGGTCTGGGGAAACAATACAGGTTCTTCCGCCCAGCCCAGCTACGTGGCAAACAACGCATTGAGTGCTGGCGGCCTGGCCCTTGCCACCGCCGGTGCCACCGCCCCAGCCGGCACCATCCTGACCTCCGCCTGTCCCTCAGGAGTAAATCCGAACGTCTGGGTACAGAATGCGACACCAGCTTATTTGCCGATTGCAGGAATTGACACCACGGACACCACCTCAGGCGGGCCGACTGCTCCGTTTGGAACGTTCGTCTGGTGCGGCCGCTTCTGGTTCAATGGCACCACTGTGGTGCCGCAACGACTAAAAAATACTTTCGTCGGGATCGAGCATAATTTCGGCGAAAATGGTTTGCTGACGACTAACGATGACCGTTCCCTAACGGTCTCAGGCGAGCTGCCAACGACCGATACAGGCAATCACAGCAATCTTTTCACCGTGTACGTAGAGAACAACATGCGGGCCACCGCGCCGGGCACGATTACGACGAACCAGCCGATTTCTGGCGTGCGTTCTTCAGTCGGGGATTTCATGGGCGGAGCGGGCAACGCTTCGATTTTCGCGGCTTATTCTGCCTTCTCTGTGCGGTCCACCAATACCCACAACTTTGCTTCTTACAACGCCTATTACGGAATCGCAGGCGATGGCGGCACCTCCAGCACGGCGAATTATTTTGGCGGCAACTTCGCGGCCAATTGCTTGACCACTACCGGCTCCTGCGCCGGAATCGAAGCACAATTCGGAACGGTTTCCACCTCGGCGGTTTATAACGCCGCCATCCATGTCGAGGCGGGAAGCTCGGTGGCAAATGCGTACTCAGTTCTGAGTGAAGGGTCGTCCAGCACCGGATACGTAAATCTTTTAGGGCCGACGATGATCGGATCAGCAACCCACGCGACACACCAGTTTGATGTGACCGGAACGTCAGGCTTTACCGATCAGATTATTTCATCACTGGCGACCGGCACCCCGCCATTTTCCATAGCTTCGACCACCAACGTTCCCAACTTGAATGCGTCGTCCTTGAATGGTGCGACTTTCGCCGCGCCCGGCCCTATCGGATCGGGAACGCCCAGCACCGGAGCCTTCACCAATCTTTCCTATACCGGGACTCTGACTTCGCCCGCCATCAACTCGGTGGGCGTCGGGGGATTCTTCAGCGGGGGTTGGGACTTTGTAGCAGGCAGCACTACGGCACAGACCTTTGTCAGCGTGGCTAATGACCTCAACCTGCTGCGCTTCAAGTCTCCCTCCACCTACACCTTTAATCGTTCGACCATCGTCGTCACGACTGGAATAGCCGCTCAGACCGTCACCCTGTGCTGGTACGATGCGACGGGAACTACGCTGATCCGGGACAGCGGCACCATCTCCGCCGCCTCCAGCGCCACCACCCCGGTAGGATCGTTCGCCTCCACCACTCTGCAAAAGGATACCTACTACCTAGTCGGCTGGAGCGCCACCAGCGCGGCGATCACGACCAACGGAGCGAATGTTTATAACGCCAACAGCACCGACACCATTTTCAACTTGTCATCGGTAAATTTAGGGAAAGCCGCCAATGCGGTTTCTGCTGGAGCCTGCCCGTCAAGCACAGGAGCCATCACTGCGGTGGACATGACCGTGCCCGTGTTCTGGAACAACTTGCAGTGAGCCTTCGGTAACCTTCCCTTTCCCTCCCCAACATTAGAGACTTCTTACTCCGAGACTCGGAACCTCCGTTTGCACCCTCCCCCGGTTTTTCGCAATCGGTTTTTGAGATTTAAGGCTATGCACACCTTCCTGATCTATTTCATCTACGCCGCCGGTTGGCTGATCTACCTCTACGGCCAGATGGAGGGATCGTTGCGCTCAAAGTCGAACGGGCTTGCCGTGAGCTGGGCCGGACGCTGGCAGTGGATCACGGTCCAGTCCGATCAGCTTCTAAAGCGCGGATTCTTTTCCGTGATCGGAGCACCGGTGATCATCCAACTCGTGATCAAAAAGATTGCTGGACCGCTGGAAAGCGCCGGTTTGCAGGTTGCGGTGTGGAGCGCGGCAGGAATTGCGGGGTACTGCGCAAACAACATCGTCTACCAAGGGCTGGGATTTTTTACCGATAAGATTCCTCTGTTCGGCAATGTACGCGCGGAAATTCCGGAACTTGCACCCACCGAAGACCTGAAAGCAAAACTGGCGCAAGGCCAATTGCCGGATGCAGCCAAACCGTGAGAGTTTTCCTGCTGAGTCTCTTCCTCTGCTGCGGCTGCGCCAAGCAGATCCACCCCATTCTCCCCAGTCCGCAATGGCTGGCTTGTCATGAATACCAATACTGCGGACCATGGGCAGGAGCGTTTCAGGTGGGCTCAACCCGCTGCTACACCAATGACGTAAGGCAAGGCTTTGACGCGCCGGACGCGCGGTGCGAATGAAAACCAGCTTCAAGGAGAAAAATCAGTGAACTTTCTTATGCGTTTTTTTAAAGTGATCGCCTACGTCCCGGCACTAGTCATGGGCGTGGAGAACCTGCTGGGCGCCCAAAAAGGACAGGACAAAGCCACCGCCGTTCTCAGCTTAGTGCAGACGGTCGTAGCCGACGTGCCCACCAGCGAGATCAAAGATCAGAACGCTTTCAACGATGGGCTGAAACAGATCAATGACGGCGTGGTGAAGTGCTTGAACGCCTCAGTCTGGGCCAAAGCCTAGCTTCTGCGCAGCGGCCAGTGCGGGGAGAACTTCGACAGCACGGTACATTGTGGCCCGGAGACTGAAGAGGTTTGGCTACCCCCGCACTGACTGGTGAATTATTTGAGCGCTACTGACGATCTTGCTGCACAGACTTTGGGATAGAAGTGGGCCAGCGCCAGCCAGAATTCGCGAGATTGCACGTCAACTTTGAAATCGGGATCATGCGTGAGAGTCCCATCGTCGAACAAGGTCATTTTGACCTTATCGTTGATCCTGATTTCAATGAGCTTACCGCCGTCCGTCACCAAGGAAAACCACACCTTGCGATGGGCTTTGATGTCCTCCGTTATGAGTAGTAGGGCCACATTGTGACCGTAGTTAGTGCTTGTGTCATTGATGAATAGGCGCGACGATTCCTCGTGCAAAGAATTCGGAGCCTGATAAAACAGCAAGACCGCCAAAGCGAATAGCGTTTTCAAGTAGTCCTCCCCCACAACTCAGATTCTTTACCCGGTGACCTTTGACCGCGTCTTCGCCGTCACCTCGGAGTTTATCAACAAGGAGTACGCCTTCATGGGAGATATCAGCCCGCATTTCTCAAAAGAAGATTTCACCTGCAAGTGCGGATGTGGTCAGAACTGGATCAAGGCTTCGTTGATCGTGGCTCTCGAAAAGCTGCGGATGCTGGGGCCAGAACCGATCTTCGTCCTGTCCGGCTATCGTTGCGCCAAAGATAATTCAGCCGCCGGCGGAGTAGGACATTCCCAGCACATGGAAGGAACTGCAGCAGATTTGAGGATCACCGGGCTCACCCTGCAACAGATGTACGACCGCGCCAAGCAGGTGCCGGAATTTCTGCGTGGAGGAATCGGAGTTTATGAAGACAGCTTCATTCATGTGGACGTTCGGGATGGAGCGGCGCGGTGGTCGAGGAAGTATGGATCAACGGGCAAATATGGAGGGTTGGGGGACCTCGTAAAGGCTTAGTCCGGCCCACGATGACACCAAGCCTTCAGTTCATTCTGGGAGATTTGCAGGGAGCGGTTGGGGTCGGCGCAGTAGAAGTCTTCTTTGGTCATGAATGCATCGCAACCAATGTTTGTTGACTGTTGCTTGCAAAACGTCTCTGACTTCTTCAGGGCGGGAACGTCGGCATCGGATATAGAGCGAAATCTTTCGTTGACGTTTTGCCAAGCGCCATCCGCAAGCTGAATTTGCATCTGTACTGGAAAAGGCTGCGAACGATAAGGCTGGGTCATGCTTGAAGCGATGCAGTCAGTGTAAGCCCGCACCCACTTACCTTTTTCACACCTGGCTGCTATCTCCGGGCCGGAACCGAAATCCACTTTAACGGTTGCGCCATCAGGTGTGCAGTCCGGGGAGAAAAGTGCCGATCCGCGCCAGACTCGCGTGGCTTTAAACTCAAACTCAGTCTGCCCACCCGCCATCGCCAGCAAGAGCGCAAAGACCAAAACAGTTTTCAACACTGAATCCCTCCCTACCCTGCCGCCTTCAGTCTCCGCTCACAGAACGGCCTAGGATACTGGAGACTTGTGGGTGACCCATACCCTAGGCCGACTTCAACAAAGTAAGAAGCCTCCATTCTAGCCCGCCTTCAGCCGTTTCTCCGGCGGAATAATCTCACCCTGCGTCAGTTCGGCAATCCCCATCCGCGGCAACTCCATGTTTTTCCGAAGCTGATTCCAGAAATCCAAGAGGAACCCGGGACACTGCGCGACCGCTTCTTTCACAATACCGTGAACCACTTCGTAGAGCGGGCGATTGCGCGGGAACTCGACCCGGTTGGAGGCGATTCCGACGCAGCACTCCACGCAGACGTAAACCGTGCAGGTCTCAGATTTGTAGAACGGCTCAATCCCCACCGTTCGGCCAAAAAGCGGGAAGCTCAATCCGGCCCGGTTGGTCTCGATGATTTCACGGCAAAGGATGCAAGGTGACTCATCTGGTCTCGCTGGCATAGCTTTTCGCTCCTGGGGCTGTACAACGGTTGTACAACGGCTCCCAGTCTGCACCCCTATCCCCTTCCTGTCGAATTTAAGCCCTTCCGCCCGAACCAGCCCGGTAAACCCCTACCCAAAGCGAGATCGTGGCTCAGAACCGACGCAAAGCTCCGGAATGACCCTTTTACGCGAGGTTACCTCCGGCACCTAGACCGAAAGCGGAGAGGTGGGTAAGGTCTTTGGGAATGTGCGTCTTTGGGCAGGAGTACGTCTTCAGCTGGAAAGGGCCTATGGTCACGAAGAAAGCTGTGGAAAAAGAGGCGGAAGACAATCGACTGAATCAGGCTGGCAGCAATATGTGTGCGGAGACTCCCCGCCAAATCACCCTCACTGACCGGCTCTACCAGCGGCGCTCCAAACTCGCAAACGATCTGCTGGCCATTGACGATGCCCTGGAATTGCTCCGAATCGCGCCCGGAGCCGAACGGTTGGCCGAAATTATCAAAGGTCAGCAACTTCTTTACTGAGGTCATGCCCAAATTCCGCAAAAAGCCGGTAGTTATCGAAGCCGTCCAAGTTCCCACTGAGCGAGCCGACGCAGGCTGGACTGACGCCATCCATTTTCTCGAATCGAGTAAGACCCGTTGGAAGGGCGGCAATTCCAAACCGATGGGATTTACCATTCACACCCTCGAAGGCGATATGCGAGCCGATCCGGGTGATTGGATCATTCGCGGCGTCAAAGGCGAATTCTATCCCTGCAAACCAGACATCTTCGCCGCAACTTATGAAGCGGTTGAATCCTGAGATGCCTGCCCTCTCCAAAGACGAACAAGCCGTCGCTACCCAGACGGTCACCCGCAAAGAATTGATCGAATTGCGGGATGCAGAAGAAACCCTGACCAAAGCCTCCAGAGCGAAATCCCTGGCCGAACACAAAGTAAAACCTCTGCGGATGGCCCTGGCGGAAAAAGTCCTAGGGGTGAAGACTGAAGCCGAGTACCGAGCGTGGAATCCCGACGAAATTCTCAGGATCATCAACCGGCGGATGGATCACGAAGCCTTTGAAGTAGTGCGCGGCTGCCCCAGTTTCGTGTTCGAGCAAACCGCGGCTGGCCGCTACGTGGCATGGCAGAGCGCCTACATCTCAGAAATGGGTCAAGCCGCGGCAGACCGTCTCACCGCAGAAACTCCTACCCTTTACAGTTATCGAGTGCATGTGGATTAGGACTTTCCGCTGGAGGAGTTCCGCGTAGTCAGCACCTTTTTGATTCGTTCGATCCGGTCGCGCCGCCAGTTTGCATACAAATCCACTGCTTCCGTCACTGAACGGCATTTCCCTCCTATTGACTCGTCGCACCGATAGACTTTTTCGTCCCGGTCTAAATCATGCTCGATTAATCGGACTCGACGAACGAACCAACCCGTCCCATCAAACACAATCGCGACTCGGGGCTCATTTTTCATTTGGAGGAGTTCCGCGTAGCCAGCGCGGCCTTCCAGCCGATTTCGTAACCCTCTTGTTTTGCGCAGGCCAAGCAGCCAGGGTGTCTCAAGGCCGCACTATGGTGCGGCTTGTGAGTGCTGAAGGCTGTGGGACTTGGTTCTGGGTCCGCGCCTTCCTCCCGGTGAGCGAAGTCGGGAATGCGGGACATCATCCGTTCATCAATGACCAAGCACTTAAGCAGGTTCTCGATATCGGCGTGCGTCCAGTTTGGCTTGACCAGCTTCCAGTCCTCAACATACTGCAAGAGTTCTCGGGTAATCTGATCTCGATCTAACTGCTCGCCTTCCTCCCGGTGAGCGAGGACGTGGGCAGCATTCCAGCCATGCTGAAAATCCTCAGAGTCAATCTTACGATCGCTCTTGGCACGCGCTTCATTCAAGGCGTCCCACATCAACTTCTCATCCGTCATGGTTGCACCTCGAGCTCAGGCCATCGGCGGCAATACCGAAGGGATTCCAGCACTCACACAGAAGTCATCCACTCTTTTCGCCTCGGGATAATCGCCCAGAATTCGATAAAGCACATCTACCACTCGCCACGGAACTGAATCGTCGTCTGACTCTCCAAGGCGACGGGTAACGATTATCACTCCCACGGTGCCCTTGTGAAGTTTCCAAGCTTGGAGGATAGCGTCTTCGCGAGTTGCGGCCTTAATCTCATGGACGGATGAGCCGATCTCGATCAGCCACTGTTTTTCATCTTCCACGTTTCCCTCCTTCGTCCCTCAGAGAGCGGAACTTAACCTACCGATTAAACGGACAATCCCAATCGCACTCTTCCGAACCCGCTTTCGTACACAGGCCGGTGTTGCCTACCAGTCCGCAATTCATGAGCGCTTCCTCAAAGGGATCGCGGTAGTAATCGTCCTCGTAGTCGAGATCGTCTTCGTCAAAATCGCCACTCATCGTTCCCTTTCCGTGCTCTCTTCCACCCGCCTCAGCCGCTCGACTCGTTCTATGGCTTCGTAAAACTTGTCCCACGGCATCACGAAATTCTTCTTCCATGGCCAGTAAACAGATTGCGACTCCCGTATTAGCAAACAAACCTCGTGGAGATTCAGCAGCGCGAGTTGTAAATCGCTTCTCATCCGCGCTCCGTGCTCTCTTCCACCCGCTCACTCAAGCATAAGCTCCAGGGCCATTCCCTTTTACGGCGGGGATTGTAAGCTTCGTCGCGGATCTTGCGGTGCAGGCTCAGGTCGTGAGGGTGAGGGGATTGCAGGCAGGTGCAGGTCAGGGGGAGGAGGATTGTTTCTGCCTTGTGCTCGGCTGTGGCTTCCGCTCTTTGCCGATCCATCTCACGTTTTTCCGGACTGCGATTGTAGGATCTCGTTCCGACACCGTAAGGCGTCACTAGATTGGCCAGGCGCAGGCTCTTTTCGTCTTCGCTCATCGGACTCACCACTTCGGCACTGAATGCGGGCCGGGACCCGGAATGCTCTGGCTCAGGCAAGCAAGGCGTAGAAAATAAGTCTTGATTCATGCGGCTTGCTCCTCTGCCGGTTTAAAAACTCGGGCAATGTACTGCGCAAGGGGGAAAGGAATCTTGGCGATAGCAGCAGAAGCAGCTTTGCGCCTGGCATCTTTGGAGTTGTAACAGCGTGCCACGCATCCCGATTCGCGCCAGTGGCCCTGTACTCGGTCGGTTTGGTCCGGCGTAAACCAACTCCCGCCTGTTCCCTTTGTCCTGTTGACGGGGTTCTTGCTGTGTCCGCTTTCTGTGTTGTGCGCGACTGCGAACCATGAGCCGCCGTCGTTCTTGATTGCAGCCTGCCTTCCAGCAATGCGGGTGAAGTCCTGACCGTGCTTCGTCTGATCGCTCCAATTCATTCCGCTTGATTTGAAAGCACTGAAGGTCGTCGGCATCAGCGCCGGTACGTCACCCCACAAGAAGTACGATCCAAAGTGCCAACGAGCTCGCCCTACCCACTTCTGCGCTCCTCTGACGTTCTCCACAATCAATGGGATGTATCTACCGGCCGCTTCGCAGGCTTCGCGCTGGATGCGAAAGCAGGTGTCGAACAGCAGCGTCAAATCTTCCAGATTCAACTCGCCCGACTGGTACTTCCGCATCCGCTCTTTCGCCAGACTCCACGGCATCGCCATGTAGCTGTACTCTTGGCAGGGCGGGGAAGCGACGAACACGACAGGGACTCCGAACTCTGCAACGAGCTCCGCACCATTGAGCTTGGTCACGTCCCGCAAAATCAGCCGCACATTCTTTGGGCGCCGCGCTCCTACCAGCTTGCACATGTCGGCGATGTCAAAAGCCACACAGCAATAGCCTTCCGCGACAAAACCTTCGCACCAGCCGTGCAAACCGGAATAGAGATCAACGACCAAAGGCTTCACGCCACTTTCCTCCTGGCAGAATCTTCCTGCGGGAACGCAATCAGCGCCAATCCCAACTCGTGCAAAACGGCAGTCCTCTATGCCCCGGCCTGAACACTACAACCACAACGCCCCAGCTCGGAACGCCTTTATGTCCATCCGAAGATCGAAATGAAACCTTACGCGGAACGAACCGGATCTCTGCGGCCTTCATCACATAGTCATGCCACCAAGGAGGATTCGTCCGTCCCGGTACAACTGCGACGATCTTGCGCCTAGTGCTCACAGCTTTAGCTAACCAGTGCGAAATTTCCCGGCCAAAAGGCGGATTCAGAAAACCTACTCCACGTCCACGCCAGTCCAACCCAAGATCCCGAGGCAGCCAGCTAACACACTTTGCATTGCTTTCATCGGCGCAAAGATCAGTCACAAAGGAAAATTCGAGATTCAGTTTGTCGTACATCGCCTGCGGAGTTGAATAGATCCGCGTCATGCCGCCTTCTTCTTTTTCTCGACCTGCGGGAACGCAATCACCTTATCGTCTTGCTTGATAATCCGCCGCGAGATCCACCACTCGTAGAGCAACCCCAGCACTATCCCCGGCCCTATCCCAGTCAGCAGGGAGCACTTGAGGAGGACGCGGAGGAAGAGTAGAGGGTCGGTCATCAGTTTCCACATACCCCTTGACACTCATAGTTGAATGCCAGATTTGTTTGGAATTCTCGCGGCGTGGGCTTAGGGTTGAATTCAATCTGGGTCAAAGGCAGGCAGGAGCGGTGTACATACATCTTCTGCGACATCTGGCGGTTCGCTACTGAGCCGGTCGTTCTCAGGGCCGAATCAATCTCAACCGCGCGCTTCCAGTCTTCCGGTACCGCTTTGATGTTGAGCCATTCGGCGTCGGAGTGGTAAGGGCAGAAGACACAAGCCGATTTCGGTACTTCGTGAGGAACGCGGTCAGCCAGAAAATCAATGCAGTCCGCGCGTGTCCAGCCGAGTTTCAAGAGTGGGAACTTTACCGTGAGCCACTTGTGCTCTTTGGCGCGTGCGGCGATTCGTCCGGCGCGGCCAGCTTCGTCAAGCGAGATACCGTAGTACTGAAAGACGTGGACACTGGCAGGGATTCTTTGCCGAGGTTTTAAGCCAAGCACTTCGCGGCGAATGGCTCGTTCGATGACTTCGACCTTGTATTCTTTCGAGCACTGGCGGCGAGTCATCCCGCCTTTCTGGCCTTCTACTTCCGATGTAAACGCCGGGATGGATGCGAATCGTTGCCTGGTCGCGTTCTGCCCTTTCTTTAAATCCTCGCCCAACCTGCCCCGCGTGCGGTCAAGAATCGGAATAGTTCCACGGTTGCGGAGCCACGCGAGATGCTGATAGACCGCAACTGGCTCCTCGCCAGTGTCGGCAAAAATCGCGCAATCAATGACATCTTCCCCGTACATGCGGCACTCTTCAGCCAGCAGATAGCACGCCGTGCTCTGCACTCCGGCCCCAAGATTCAAGATGCGAAATTCCTTCAACTCGCCTACCACCTTTCCCCCCTGAGTTTTACGGGCAGGGACCCCGGATGCATTCACCAACAGTTGTGCGGCGTAGAAAATCAGCGTTTCTTCGGCAAGAAAGCGTGAGCATCCATCAACTGGATCCAGTCTCTAACTTCTGGATCGGCTAAAAGTGCTTGAATGGCAACTCGATCATGCTCGTGTCCGCGCACCGCTTCAGGAGACATGGTTAGAAATTCCTCGGCGTGCACCGCAATCGAGCCCAGCTTCACCAACAGCGAAACTTCCGGCTTGAGAATGTCCTGCATTTCACTCGCCCTCACTTCTAGCCCTGGTAAAAGGCGCGATCCTCTCATCCCCACATTTTCCGCAGTAACCGAGCAGTCCTCCCGAACAGACTCGGTCCGCTACAAATCTTTGTTCGGAGTCGCAGGGCAGACAGAAACGCATGAACTCCACCGGTTGGTAGAGACGCCCGATACGAATTCCCGCCAGTTCCGCAGCTTCTAAGGCGGAGAATTCCGGGGTCAGGTCATAGGAGACTCCCGGAGCGAAGGCAATCACTTCGGCGGGAGAGCGGGAAGGCATGTGGAAGATGGAAGCCATTGAGGTTATTTTTCCTCTTCAGGAGCTTTGGCTACACGAATGACACACTCTCGACAACTATTCTTTTCCTGTTCAGTCAGTTTGTCCCAGAAATCCATCGAGCCACCGCCTTGAGCCGCATACCTCTTGCCCCAAAGCCACATCGCTAGCAACGCCGGTTTGTGCGGATTTAAGTTGCGCCGCGCCCGCTTACGCTCAATTTCATTCATTGCAATCATCTTTTCTCCACCGGGCCGAAGATCGCCAAGAGTCAGGGTGCCTCCAGCCCAGTGGGAACAGCTTTTTGTTGCCATTGTTTTGCACAGCGTTTACTAACTATGCATCCAACTTGTACAACTTGGTCAACTTGGTCACACACACGAAAAGTTGTACAAGTTGTACAAGTTGACTACAAACAAACCGAAAAAAACGACACGTATCGCGCGGCCTACGGCAGCCTAGGAGCCGTCGCCATCCTTAGCGAGTTAGGGCGTCAACTGGCGGCGATCTCGCCATCCTCGTAATCCTCCAAGAACCACTCAAACTGTCCATGCCGTGAGCCGGCCCTCTTTCTCCATTTCACGCCAAGCTTCACTTTGGCCCGCCGGATTACTCGTTCGGAAAAGCCTTGCTCTTTGGCCTCGGTCAATACTTCGCTCGACAATTTAGGTCCGCCTCGCAAAATGTCGGTCAGACATTCCGATGCTTCGCTGGCGGCGTCCCGGTCTTCTTCTGTCATGGCGCCGGTGGATGCGAGATCGTCGGCAGTAACCGAACTCTCTCCAGTCCAGCGGAATTCCCCATCCCGGATTTGGTAGCCAAGAGATTTACCGAACGGGCCAATGTTCGATTTGGCGTGAGCCAGCACACTTTGATCGTCGCGCTTGCCCGCGTGCATTTCGGTGCGAGCAGCTCCGGTGAGATCAATGCTTCCCAATCCGCGATTGATGGCGCTTCCGGCGGTGGATTTGGCGAAGTGCCGCAGGATCAGCAGACAGACGCCGTACTTCTGCACCAGCATTCCCAGACCATCCATGACGGGCCGGGTTTCGTTCGAGCGGTGCATATCTACTTCGCCGCCGAGGAAGGATTGAATCGGATCCACCACCAAGAACCGCGCATTGGTTTGCTTGATGGCCGATTCCAAAAGCGGAATGTCGCTCAATCGCACGCCTTCACGCCTGGCCTTGGGACCTTCGCCCGTAACCGCGCCTTGCAGCACATGGATGCGATCCGGATTCCCCTCTAAGCTGTCGAAGCGCGGGCGAACGGAATATTCCGGCGAGTTTTCTATGGACAGGTAAACCACGTCATGGGGAGCGCAAGGCTCGCCGGTGAAAGGCACCTTGCCTACGGTGAGCGCGGCCGCGAATGCCAGCGCCAGGTATGTCTTGCCGCATCCCGGTTCGCCGGAGAGCAGATTGATCATCCCGTAAGCTAGGTACGGCTGCCAGAGCCACGGAACCGGTTTTGCTTCGACAGAAGACAGCCGGATTAGATCGGGACGCCGGGCGAGATTGCGCGGCGCATAAGGCAGCATTTCGCCGTTTAAGTCGTATCCGGAGCGGAGAGCGGTGATTCCGATCTCCAGTTTCTCCATCAGCGCATTGGGGTCAGTCTGCGCATTGTCGGCGTGACGCTGTAGGCTCTCTCCCAAGAAACGCAAGCGGCGGAGATGGGCCAGGTGATGCAGCTTCTCGATGCGCAGGCGGAGCTTGGTGGTAGGGAAATCGGTGCCGACCGTATCCATCAAGTTGCCGAGGTATGCGGTAGCATCACCCATTGCTTCGCCGCCGCCGCTCCATGCTTCGGCAATGGTTACGATGTCAAATTCTTCTTTTTCCTCGGACAACTTGACGATGGTGCGAAATAAGGATTGATGGACGCTGCCGCCGAAATCGGACATGGTGAGATCGCCGAAGGATTCATGGAGCAGCTTCGGCTCCATGATGAGCCGCATCAAGACTTCCCCTTGCGTGCGATAGTCATAAAGAGACGAAGGCGCGGCTGGCTGGTCATGAAAAATGCCAGACAAAGTGCGCTGGCGCGGTACTACTTGATCGAGATCGCTCATGCCGCCTTTTTCTTCGCTGGCCCATCCGGATCAGGCAGGACGATGACAACCTTCACCGGAAACCCGCACTGCGGGCAGCCCATTGGGTCATATCTCTGAGTGGTGTTGAATTCGCCGCAGTTCTCGCAACGCACACGAACTCGACGGGGAGGAATTCTCTTCATCGTTCACCTGCCGCGCGTGACTTTAGGTCTACAGGTGCCTCACGCTTCGGAGGCTTCCGTTTGCGGTTCTGAGAGGCTACGTCCCTCCAGAACCATGTGTGAAAACCGCAGTTACATTTGCCATTCGGAGAAGGACAGCCAACGGCGTGACCACGCTGCAAACAGCCATCGCAGACACGCCGCTTTGAGGGAATGGGCTGAGAGCACAGCCCACACAGCCGCGGAGAACGCTTAGTTGGTTTTGGAGAAAGTGGAGTTGTTACCAGATTTTCACTGGCGAATTCGGCGGGGTGCGTGTATTGTATTTTTGTCAAGGCGGCCTCTCACAGGGGGTTCGGCTTTCGGGCGGCGAGGGATTGTATGGTCCCCGCCGCTTTGTTTTATTTCAGGAACTCAGGCGCGAAGACCCTCTTTGGCGGCTAACGTTCTCCACCCCAATCGAGTCACTCCAGAAAAATTAAGACCGAGATGATCACCCAGCGCCCGCAGAATTTTCTCGTCTGCTTCGGACAGGCGAATCGTGGTTTTCTTGCTGCCGATCCCGTGTGGAGGTTTTTTTTTGATATCGCTTGCCATGCCGGTCAATGTATGGCTATAGTATCCGCGTGTCAAATAGATTCTGTTGATAACTTCGGTTCACCCTCAGAAAGGCCAGCCCCATGCCTGAGCCTCAACCCTTCCGAACCTCGGTCCAGTGCGTGATTTGCTCCAAACCGTTCTCCGCCAGGGCCGATTCGGTCTCGGTAAAAGAAAAACTTTGCGGAGACTGCCTGTTGAAGATTTTGTCGGGTCTGATCGAGCAGGGACGGATGCGGAAGTTAGGGCCCAACGAAGTGCTGGTCGAGTGCAAATTCTGCGAGGATACATTCATCGCGGCCTTGGAATCTCCTGCGGCGCTGGACCGAATCTGCCCGGATTGCCGGATTACCAGGGAGATGCTGAGACTGGCGGAAGGAGGAATCGCATGAGCACCCAGCCAGACTCCTCCCGCATCCACGAGCGCTGGGGCGAAATGATCGAACAGCTCCGCGAAGGACCTGGCCGATTACAATCCCGCCTGAGCCTGAGAATCGTAGCCGATCACGTCCCAGAAGGCCGGTTAGCCAACGGAGCCCGCATCTGTGATGCGATAGACTGCGCGCAGTGGCTGAGAGAAATTGCGGAGTCGATATGAGCCAGCCAATTCAGAATTCGCCGGGTCGGGTGCCCTGGTCTAGAGACATCCCATCTGGTGAAGAAACGGGGCCGGAAGACAAATCCAACCGTGATTTAGACAGCGAACTTCCGGCTCCGCGAAATAAAAAGTCGGTTCCGCCGGCGCAGAAGCGGTGGAAGGAGGAGGCGTCTTGATTATCATCCCGCAAGTTCTCCGCAACGGTCGAGTGAATTGGCTGATCTGCCTGGACGAAGGCAGCATTGAGCGCATCCGAGCTTACGACCAAGCCGAAGTCATCTGGGCGCAAATGCCTCCCGACTATTCCCAGCGCAGGCCGCAGACTATCGGCATCACCTTCTGTTCGGTGGCAGAGCAAGCGGAAATTATGCGGATGTCAGCCAGCGATCCCGACTGGAAAGAAAAAGCGTTCAAGCTGCTCACGCGGGGATTCGAGTATCGACCCGACAAAGGCGATCATGATTTCGGCGCGACCGTGCTGGGCAAACCGAGCGAAGGAACAAAGCAGTAGATTCTACGCGCCCCAACTGTTGGTAAGTTCATTCCGGGTCCCCGGCCCGCAATCCGGGAGAAGGGTGGTGAGAGATGAAACTCAGTGATGCGATTTTGTTGGGAAGCATCGTGGGAGAGCAACCGACGAATCACAGTTGGAACACATGCCTTCTCGGGATCGCCTGCCATGCGGTGGGCAAGACGAATTTCAATAATAGAGAAGCTCTCACAAGGTGGCCCTGGATGGAGGAATGGGCAACGCCCCCAACTATCGCGCGGTTCACGGATACCCCACATCAATACAGAACGATTCTTACCGCACTCTGTGACGGAGTTATGTTTGGGGGAGTGACGATTACGCAAGTGATTGACTATGTGCGCTCGGTCGAACCTCCCGAGTCCAACCAACAGCAACCCTGCGATGGGGAAGGGACCCGCGAGGAACTCACCAGCTCCACCGCGTCGTAGAAAAAGCTAGAAAGGATTTTCGTGTACTTTCACATTCCAGTGAAGACCGGAGTCGAAACTTTACGGCGTGGCGATCTGTTCTATGAAAAACGCCGCCTGCTCAGAGTGGTGAGCGTCGGTAAGGTGAAAGGGAAAGAACATCGCTTTACGGTGAAATTCGCGCTGCTGGCGAAAATCAATTTGGACACCTACCTGAGATCGGATCGGACAATTTTATAAATGCCGCTCTACGCCATCCAAGTCACCGACAAAGACGGCTACAAAACCTTCCTCACCGAAAGAGTCACTCGTTCGCCGGTCCGATTTCCTTCCCACGCTGCGGCCGCTAGAGAGCTGGAATCTCGTAGGGCTACTCTTGATTCTGATGTGCAGGAAGTGCGAGTGGTGAAGTATCCGAAGGAGAAGCCGTCGTGAGCTACTCAGAAAAAGATGGGGCTGGTCGTGCTGACCTTGAGCCGAGACGATTACGATGCAGTGCTGATCCGCATGGGGATTGCTGCGTCATGGATGGCGAATTCGGAGCCTGGATCGCTTGACCGCTCCTTTGGACTGCTGAACCGCATGAACGAAGGGAACCCGCGCTACACGCCGTACCAGGTCAACCCTTCTCCCGATTGCAAATCCAGTGCGCCGCCCCATTGATCGGATTTCCCTTCGCGTCTTCGATCCGGTCATCACGAAATGCCGCAGCCATGCCCCTCCGTCGCTGATGTTCAAAAGTGGCGCGGGAAACTGCGATGCGATCCGGACATAGGCAGCACCTATAGCCTTGCCGCTGCACCATGACCTGGACCCGGCGTTTGTACTCGCGCCAGCCAGAGGCATTGTCACAGCAGACTTCGCGGCCATCGGAGTAGCGCCGCACGGCTCCGTCTAAAATCAGTTCGTAGTGCTGCGAAACTTCGGGGAAGACGCGGGTGCGGAGCAAGGGACGGCGGCGGTTCACGAATCCATCTTTCGTTTGCCGCCCAAATGTTTATCTATGTATTCGGCTGAGAGAAGTTTGTCGGCGTGTTCGCCGAATGACGACGCATTCACGTTTTCGTCAGATATCTCGATTGCTCGAACTTCTCCACCTGGATTGATCCCTAGCGCGTGTGTCTTCGTCACGGCTGTGCCTATGCCGTGAGCGCGCGTCAATACCCCACCGCGAAAACCGTTCTCATCCGCAAACGACAACCACCACCAGGATTCCGGTTGCTCTAATTCCCTGGCGATCATCCGATCCCGTCTTGCTTTCCATTCCTGACTTCCCGGTTCGTAAACTGGTTTACTCAATGTGTTCTCCTTGGCGGGAATAGAGAAGGCGGTGGGGAGGGACGGGGCGCATGGAATTATTGGATCGGATGGCCACTGAGCCATTTGATTTTGTTCGAGCGGGCGCCGTCACAAAGCAAATCAAGAGCTTTATCAAATCCAACCTCCGAAGTCGTACAAACCGCCGTCATGAAATGCTCGGCAGCACAAACCGAAGCGGCGAACACGGCAGGATGGGCAGGATGGTCACAACCAATAGCAGTTTCGACTGGCGACCCGTTTTTATCGAGGGTAACAGTCACTTCAAATCTGATTTGTTCGGCCATAAATCTTCTCCTTTCGCAGTAAGCGCGGGATCACTCGCCATGGGCTTTGCGGATGGCGGCTTCGGCTTTCGCGTTTGGACAGTTCTGCGCGTGCGCGGCAATGCTGCCATCGGCGTCTAAGTCCGGTTCGCAGATGCACTTGAAGTCTCGATAGATCGCGTCAACTAGGGCTTCCAGCGCTTGCAGCAGCTCGATATTGCTCTCGGCTAGAAGTCGCGCATCGCGTTCTGGCTGGCCACACTGGATCAGCCCCGCTTCAACGTGCCGGTAAATGGCTTTTACTTCATCGCGGGAAAAGGTGGCTCCCTTGCCTCGGTTGACCGCTTGCGCAAGATGTGTGCGCCAGTCCTCATAATCCGGTGCGTGCTTGCTTTCTTCCATCCCTTCCTCCTCAGTGATTCTCCGCGAATCCGCCTTCCCAGCCTGGCGGATCGCGCGGTTCGTAGCAGTCGTCACAAAATACTTCGGTTTGGCATTGGTCGTCGCAATCGTCGTTGCAGGGGCGCTGGGAGTCCGCAGCTTGTGCAGGGGTGGAAGTGGGTGGTCATCGGATTTTCGCCCCGTTCTCGATCCGATAGTGCGCGATTTCTAGAGCGGAGTTCCACAAGTTCAAATCGCGCCGCTGCTCGTACCGGTGGATTTTATAGCTTCCGTCTTTGGCCAGATGCACCACCATGCGCCGGTAGTCGTCAAAGTTGCCGAGTCCGTGCGCGTAGGCCGCGGTTTGAATGGGCCAGGCCGGGGAAGGCTTTGCCGCGGTTTTCAAGTCCACGATGCAGGCGTCCAGCTCTTCGCCGAAATAGCCGATGCGGTCAACACACATGCCATAACGCAGGCTCCGGGATTCGCCGATGGCACGATGCTCGATCTTCTCTGGGTTAAAGCAGTTCTCCATGCGGAAGCGGATGTAAGCCTCGACATAGCCTGAGATCAGAGGATCAACAGAATCACTGTCTAGGGATTCATCGTCAATAAACTCGCAGGCCTGGTGGACGGCGTTGCCGATCTGCCGCGCCCGTTCCAGATTGCGGAATGGAACTCCCGCGTAATCGTCCAATCCGATCATGCTCAAGACCTGAGTCACTGAAGGTAAGGTCACACCGTTGACGCGGTAGATGTGACCTTGCTCCTCAAACGTGAAGGGGGCGGCGGCGATCATGCGCGTTTCTTTCTCGGGGTAGGCGGCTGCGAAGAGAACGAACTCCACTCGGCCTCTGGATCGGCATTTTCCGGCTGTTTGCGGCGCGGTGGCTGGACTAACTGCTGCTCAGTGGATTCTCCGTCCATCTCTTCCGCCGGCGTCGGTGCGTAGCCAGCCAACACGACAACCCAAGCGAGAACGTTGCGCAAAACTTTGGCGCAGGCGCGAGTCTGGGCCATGCTGCGGAGCTGGAAGAGCGGCACTGGCTCCATCCCCACTTGCGTGCGCTTATTGTTGCGCCATTCATACTTCGGGCGCGATCCCCACTTCGGTTCGTCGTCAAGGCACATCGCCTCGGCGCGGCTGATGACCTGGTTGTTCCCAACCAGCAACGCTTCTGCGGAGGCTTCAAATCCGCGCACCGCATATTCGCCATCTCCGTACTCAACGTAGCGCGTGGAACGGGCCACCGCAGTTACTCCATAAAATCGGCCGAGAGTTTGCCAGTCCTCAAACTGGAGATAGGTCTTACCGTTGAACTTGAGTTGCTGAGGCTTTTTGTCGATCACGTCCTTCAAGGCTTGCGCGGCCCGGACAGCTTCGGCCAGGACCAGCTCGGGTGCCCGTTGAATGGCCAGGACGCTGGCTTCGGATGGGATCACGGAAAGAACTTCGTTGAGGTTGGGGGGATCGTTAAGCGGCGGTGCGGTTGCCATGACTGGTTGACTCCTTTTCGGAAGTGGCGTGACGTTTGTGGAAGGCGGTGATGGCTTGATCGGCGGCATCGAATTCGGCGACGGCGCGGCGGAGCTGCTCTTGGGTCTGCTCGAACAATTCCGACTCAAAGAACAGCAACGCAACTTTGACGGTGGAGACGCAGCGGAAGGCAGCTAGTTCCCGCTTCTCGGTGAGGGATTGAAATTCGGCGAGAGTAGAGAGAAGGTCAGTCACGGAATTGACCTCTAGCCTTCCGAATTGCGGCTTCGGCTATTTGCCAATTGGCTATGCGTTTTTCGAGTGAACTGTACAGCGCTGATTTATGCTCAGTTACGAGACGTTCCAGCGCTTCCAGTATCTCCGGGGCGGCTGCGATCAGGCAGGCGTTGGCATCGGCTTGCTGCTTGTTAAAATTGAGCGGAAGGTAGATTTTTGCAACTATCATTCCGTCCATACCAAAAACTCCGCGATCGTGGGGCGGTGAGGATATTTCATCAACCTTCCACGGCCCCGGTGTGTGCTTGAGATTTTCGTTAGCCACAACTCACCTCCCGGAAATGCCTGCCACAATACTCCCGCTCCGAATCAATTTCGGTCACTACTGCCCTTTCGCCGCAACGGTACTCGTGTTCGTCGGATTCGTAGGTGCAGAGGGGGAGGACGGGGACGCGGGAAATCAGACGATCAATGGCGGCGGTGAAAACCTGTGGAAAATGTGGGTTGGAAAAAGCTGTTATCGTGCCCTGAGCCATAGCTTGTCTCCTTCCGTGAGACGACTACTCGGTTAGCCTCCGGTGGGTGTGTCCGCACTCACCGGCAGGCGCTAAAGTTATTCTTCTTCGGCGGAGCGACCGTCGTTGTCGCGCAATCCAGAGCCAGCCTTGATGTGCTTGTAGTCTTCGTAAGAACCGCCGTCCGGACGAAGGCCCGGTCGCCGAAGCTCGGGGTGGATGAGTCGCTGGTATTCGTCCGACTTTTCGTAAGCGTTGGCCGTCGCACGCGCCGCGTCGTAACTGGCGATAGCTTCCAGCCCGGATTTCTTCATGTGTTCGTCGCTGACCATCAAGAACAGCACGCGGGCTGCACCCAGAACTTGGTAGGCTGCGATGTCGGCTTCGTGTTGCAATTTGCGGTAGTGCTCTCGGCTCGGGTTGTCAACGGTGGTAGTCATGGGGACATTATGCATGACCGCCATGCATGAAGTCAACATAATTGTTGCATGACCGCCAAGCACCATGGTACTGTGACTTTCATGAGCCGAAGCGCCATAAGCCGCTATTTCTCAAGCCTCGGCAAGAAAGGGGCCAAAGCCGCGCACGCCAAACGGACGAAACTGCAACAGAACGCCATCTCCAGTAATGCAGCCCGCGCTCGCTGGGACAAAGCTAAGAAGAAGGCCACCGCATGATGAGATTAGTCTGTGACCGCTGTGGAGACTCCTTTGACAACCCACAGATTTTCCCGCTGGAAAAACCGCCAACAATGGATGCAAAAGCGCCAAACCCCTACAGGACCGAGATGCCGGATGATTGGAGAATCGTGCTCGACAAACACCTCTGCGGAAGATGTGTAGCCATCGTAACCAAAACGATGGAGACTCCGCCTGGTCAAGGCTGAACCCCGCATGACCAACTCCCGCCCCTACATGCGCTCCTACATCCGCTGCAAACGGATCGAGCGCCGACGCCTGAAACTCTGCATCTCCTGCGGAGCCCGTAAAGCCTCAAAGCCCCATTTAATCTGCGCTTCCTGCCATGAATCTCACGCCGTAGCCGATCACAACTACTACCTTCGCAGAGTGAGACAGTTGAGGTTTACGCGATGAAATGCCCACGTTGCGGCTGCCCCTTATCCGACAACGATTTCATCTTCTGGTGCGACAATCCCACCGATAGCCATGTCTTCTACTCCGCAAAAGAAGTTGAAAAACTCACCACGCCTGACCGATGTGGGGCAGTGGACCCGGAATGCTCTATTTCAGGAGAGGGTGCGTAGACCCAAAGACTTCGTAACCCGCATCCCCCAATCCGTTCTAACCCGTTAGTAACCTTCCCCTCCTTACCCTCTTCCCGCTACAGTAAGCCCTTCTAAGAACTCCTTTCCGGCACGCATCGCGCCATGCGGTGCTCAAGGCCCTTTAACCCTCGTGTCTCAAAAAGGCGTTGGATTTCTAGCGTTCTACCAGCCGAGTTCGACCCGGCCTACCACTCACGTCACCCGTGAACTGGCCGATGTTTTAGTCAACCGCCTGGCTGCCGAGCGGATCTCCGCCAAACTGATCCGCGCCGTTCCGCCTGAATCCGTTTACGCCGCAGCCAAACCGCCCTGCTCTTCTGCCCGCTACCTTCCCGCCAAGCTTCCACCGGTTGAAGTAGGAAACTGCAAATTTATTCCGCCGGCCTCCGCGCCAGGTCCAACGATGACGGCCGTGCGCGAAGGCTGGGATTGGGCGAGCGAAGCGTTGTAAATGCCGTGGCCGCTTTTAGCGAAAGCGGCCAAAACTTGATTCTTTTTTGATTACCAAATGCCGCATTGCCTGCCCTTTTCGGACGTTTTGAAGCTGCTCTGTGAGGCAAAAAAAGACAGCGAGTTTTGGTGGCTGCTACTGGCCATGATCTTCATTTACGGCTTGCGCGTCGGGGAGATCACGGGACGCAAGACCCAGCGTACCAACCGGAAAACAAAAGAGATCACCGTGGGCGAGCACAAAGGACTGAGACCGGCAGACATCGTTGGCATCCGCCTAAAGTTGCCGCGGCTGAAAGGTTCCTACCGCTGCGAGGACGAGCTGCTGGTACACGAATATCCTGTGCTCAATGTGCGCCAGGCGATGCTTGATTTATGCGCGAAAACCGACAGGAATCAAAGATTGTTTCCGGTGTCAGTGCGGACGATCCGCCGGCGCATTCGTGAGTACGGGAAACGCGCCGGCCTTCCCGAAGACTACTGTCATCCGCACATGCTGAAGCATTCCATTCTCGACTATCTCCGTCCGTATCTTGACGTTAAAGAACTTCAGGAACGCAGCGGGCACAAAACTCTCAACTCGCTCGGCGTGTACTTACACCCGAAAAAGGCGGTGGTGGACGCCAAGGTGAACGCAGCCCTAGGTTCCGCCAGCGCTTGATTGCTTTGACTGAAAAGCCGAAATCAAGTCACGGCGGGAAAAGAGAGGGCGCTGGAGCCAAGCGCGATCCCCTTAAAGACTTACGCACGGGAGCGCTGACCGCGCAGAAGATTCTTAAACAAATTAACGACGAGAAAGAGATTCCGATTCTGTACGCACAACTCAACCCGGCCCAGAAGCTCTCCGCCATCTTCAAGTTGCGCGATTGCGCCTACGGCCGGCCCGGCACCTCGGAAGAACAGGCCAAGCCACCCGTTCCGGTACAGATCAATGTCAACGTGCGCCGCATCGGCGCTTGAATTTGAGATCGCGCTACAGCCAAAACAGTGGGAGCTTGATGAACTCATCGAGAAATCCGAGGCTACGACGTTCGGTTACGGTGGGCGGCGTGGCGGAGGCAAGAGCGGGGGGATGCGGCGCATCTTTCTGCGCCGGCGCTTCGACTACCCCGGCACCGATGGCATTTTACTGCGACGGACGTATCAAGAATTGAAAGACAACCATCTCACTCCCATGTTCCGGGAGTGGCCCTTCATCCGAGATTGGTGGCGGGCGGACGACAAAGCGATCATGTGTCCCAACGGTTCACGGCTGTTGTTTCGCTACGCCGAACACGAGACCGATATCGACAAACTGTTCGGCATGTAGTACGCGGATGTGGGGCCGGAAGAAGCGGGTCTGTTCTCGCAACGCGAGATCGAAAAGATGAAAGGCTCCAACCGCTGCACGGGGATCTCCCCAATCAAGCCCATTATGCTGCTTTCGTTCATGCCGGGCGGTCGCTCGCATTCGTATTTGAAGCGGATATTCATTGATGGGGCAAAAGACCGGAGCGTGTACGAGGCGAACGAAGACCCCGGAGACTTCGCTTTCGTAGAAGCCGTGGGTTGGGACAATGTGGAGTGGTGCCGTAAGCTGCTGGTGCGCGACGGTTATAGCGACAAGGATTTTTATAGCTGGACCTCAGATCAGCGTAAAGCCTACTTTCTCACCAGTGAATACGGACGCAAGCTGCTTTCCATCACAGATAAGGTCCTGCGCGATGCCTGGCTCGATGGCAACTGGGACGCATTCGAGGGTTTGATCTTCCCGGAGTTGAGCGACACAATCCACAACCTTGATCAGTTCACCAACGACTTCCAGCCCAAAGGAATGCGGCTAGTGTCGGCCATCGACTGGGCAGATTCCGGCATCGCGGGCGGAGAGCAGGCGGCGGTAGACACGGAAGAAAATCTGTTCTTCTTCGACGAATACCACGAGCGCAACCGCACCGTGCGGGAACACTCGATTGACCTGATCGCCATGCTTAACAGTCATGGCCGACAGGACTACACGTTGATGGATCTTCCGGTTAACAACATCAACCAAGACAACCTGTTCTCCATCCAGGACGCCTTCCGCCGCGGCGGCCTACACACGGTGCAGGCGTACCGGGCGAACATTCAGATCGGCCTCGATCTGCTAAAAGATTTCCTGCGGGTCGATCCCAACCGTGTCCATCCTTTCACTCAGCAGCTCGGATCGCCGCGGCTGTTCATCTCCCGGCGCAAATGCCCGGCGCTATGGGCGCAGATGAAGAACCTGCAACGCTCGATTGACGCCGAAACCGGTAAAGTGAAATACGTCGGCGAAGATGACAACCTCGACCCTGCGCGATATCTCGCGATGAGTCGGCCCAAGCCCGCAGAAATAACGAAACGAGCGCCGGAAAAATTGCCAGTGACCACATTCGAGCAGAAAGCGGCGCGGTCGATCTCTCGCTTCGACAAGTCGTTCGGCAAAGACCCCAGCGCCAACGAGTGGTTCGGAAAGTCCTGACATGCCGAGCACCTCAGGGAACATGCAGCGTTTCATGGCCTCAGCTTACCGGCGCAAGCAAGCCGGGAATCCACGGGCCAGCGATCCGAAGATGAGCTTGGCGAAGCTCCACGATTTCACCTACAAAGTACGCGGCGCTCCGGAACGCGCACCACAACGCTATGGTTCTGGGCCAGTAACAACGGCCACGTAAAGTTTGCGAGGTTACAGACTATGGTCACACCCAGATTCCCCGCCATGATGGACGTACCCGGCAATGACAGCCGCCACAACCTTCCCGATCCCAACCGCGGTGGAGGCCTGCGCCATGTTCCCAAGCAGATTCCACAGGCCCAGCGCGGCGGCTTCGGGCAGAAAGGGAACGGGCCAGCGCGGGGAACCATGGGCAGAGGGCGCTCCAGTTCCGGCAACCCAGCGTCGCGCGACGGGCGAAACATCGGGTCCATGACTCCTCAAACCCGTATCCCTGGACATGGCGGAAGTCCACAGCGCGGCAACCTGCAAGTACAGCGGCAGTTCGGCAAGAGCGGACAACAGGGCGTTCCCAGCTACCCTCACGCCGATCCCAAGCCCGGAGCGGGCAACACCTCAGGGGCTAGCTATCGTATGATCGCAGGCCGGTTCAAGCGGGCGGCGATGGGAGCCAAACCAACCGGCGGAGGCGGAAAGTATGGAGCGCCTCCGGTGAGCACCAACACCTAAATGCAGGCGCGTCACTATGAGCCTGAAGACACGCTCGCCTTTCAGCGCTTGCTGGCGGCACGCAGCCAACCGGGAATCGCCGACGCCGCGCTCGATCAAATCTTCGCCATCGGCCCGCTGGGACATCCAGGCGGACTACTGGCTTACCGAGCAGGAGCTTTTGTGCATGAGTTGGAATGCACGGGGCTGAGAAAACTGACGCAAGCGCGAGCCCTGACCCAGTTCGCTGTGAATCATGCCACGACCCAAGCCCATGTCCTGCGAACAGCCATCTTTCTGGTGCGCCCTGAAAATCGCCCCATGCTGCGTTTTGTTGAAGCTCTGGGGGCCGTGCGGCAGTCTGATTCGGGCGATCTTCTGTACACCTTGACACCAAAACTGTGAGCCAAACCAAAGCCAAGCCCTTCCGTCCGCTGCTGGTTCTCGATTTCCGCTGCGATCACTGCGGTGAGCCGGTCAACGCGGTCGTCGTCGCGCAAGCCTGTGTTCCAAAGAAGATCGCCAAGTCCTATCACCGGGGAGTGCTGGCTTCAGCACATTGAAGCCCACGTCCCATTCCAGAAAGCAGCCGAGGTGAACTGATATGAGTAGATTCAATTCCGAACAAGGCGATGGCGCACGCGGCGGCGGGCCGGGCGTCGTCCCCGACATGAGCACACAACAGCGTGGAGGTACCGGAGCCGAACCGCACTCGGCGGCAGGATTCCGCCGCGCGTTGATGAAGACGCAGCGGGGATCGAACCGCCTGAAAGACCAACTCCCTAACAAGACCAGCTTCGGAGGTCAAGGATTCAAGAAGCCCAACTACTTCGCGCAGGGCGGGAAGCGCCATGGGATGCATATTGGAGCAGGGGCGCCGGTTGTCACTCCAGCCACCGACAGCGGCGCGGACTTCGGCGGCGGCGAGTAAGTGAAGCTGCTTTCTAATTCCGCCTGGCAAGTGATCGAAGAAGTCATCGCCGATCAGCGGGCACAACTGGCCAAAGACCGGGAGCGAATTGACCGGCTGACCGAAGCGCTGGCCCGTAAAGAGCAAGTCCCGCTGGTCATGCCGCAGGCCACCTGCGTTGCGGTCTATCCCTTTGGAGGGACCCCCCAAATTACCGAACGATCTTCCGGCTGGTACGACACCGTGCCGCCCAAAGCACCGACCGAACCTAAACTTGGAGGAACCAAACAGTGAAACCCAGACGCATTCCACAGAAGCTCGCAGCCTTCGTACTCTTTCTCGGCGTGATCGGAGCCGGCCTTCGCTTGCTCCCGATCCGCACCGCCGGTGCCCAGCTCATCGGCAACAGCACCGTCGTCGGGGCCACCAACCCCGTCAACCAATACCAGCCTTCATCCGCCACCGGTGTGGCCGGCGCGGTCACCAACCCCGCATCCAGCTTCGTGATTCAGGTCGCAGGCGGCAATATCTATTTTGCGGGCGGAATCTCGCAGATCGGCCAGTCGCAGCTCACCCTGCCCGCAAGCTCCACCAATCTTGTGGTGTGGGACGGAGTACGCAAACAGCTCTACGCCAAGCAAGCCGTGACTGGGCCGGGTTCCTCCTCGGTTGGGGTGCCGGCCTCGGTGCTCTACGCCATTCCGGGCATTGAAGTCGCGCTGGCGACCGTGGTCTGCAATGCCACGGCCTGCGGCAACGGCGGAAACGGAACCATCACCGACGCCCGCTCACTGGCCAACTTCCCGGCCGGCGGCTATGTAGGAGGCCACCTCAATCAGTCGGCGGCGGGCACGACTTCCGCGGGCGCGGGCGTTGGACCAGGCGTCGGCGGAATCTGCACCGCTGCGGCCGCCACTACCTGCGTGGTGACGTTTTCCAACGCCTTCCAGGTTGCTCCGACCTGTAACGTGACCGATCAGACCAACGCCATCGTGCTAAAGGCACTGCCCACCACCACGACTCTGACCATCACCTCCGCGTCCAGCTCCGACACCTTCTCATGGAGTTGCGTAGGCAACCCGAACTAAATTGGGCGGTCTTCTCCAAGCGGTGCGCGGCCTGTTCGCCGGAGGTCCGCCTAAGCCTGGCGCATCTCCGGCCGCGGGCGAAGCGCAGGGCGTTGACGCGGCGGGCGCACTCCAGTTCGTTCAGGACAAATGGAACGATCTCAAAAACGCCTATGTGGTCATCCACCAAAGCATCTGGCAGTCGCTTTTGTTCTACGCGAACCAGAGCTGGATTGACTGGGACGACGCAAGAAAAGTCTGGCAGCCGCAACAACCATCCGACGATTGGGTGCCTCGCCCGCGGATCAACCGCTTCTCTCCCACCATGGATGCGGTCATCTCGAATTTCTCGGCTCTGCCGGAAGTCGAGGCCGTACCCAAGAAGCAAGACAACCCGACCGCGCACATCGTAGCCGAGGTGTGCTGCGATCTAGTGGATTACTTTATTGTCAAAGAAGGGCTCAAGCATCAACAGGGCGAGCAAGCGGATAAAGTTGGCTTGGCTGCTCAGTTGTTTGTCCTGGAAGGCGGCGTGTTCACGATTCTGCGCGTCCGCAAAAATAAACTGGGCCAACAGGCGAAGCAAGCCATCCAGCCCGCCATGGGCTACCAGTGCGATGTCTGCGACAAATACACGCAAAGCCCTGCTACAGATGCCGAAGCGCCTAAATTCTGCCCCGACTGCTGCAACCCGGTCACCCCACAACCTACCGAGATGATGCAGCCGCAAATGGACGAGCTAGGGCAGCCGCAAATGGATGACGTAAGCGAGAACGAAGTCACCATGGACATCGGCAACATGCTGCACGCCTTTCCCCGCGCCGGTTCCACGTCAATGGACGACTCGCCCTTTTTCCTGTGGGCGCAGCGACACACGCTGGATGACATTTTCTTTGGCTTCAATGGTTTCGAGGCTTCGCCCGACGCGGTTTGGCCGGACGGCTACTCGGTGACCTACGAGCACGCGCTCAACTTCTGGTACACAGGCTATTCGTCGTCGAGTTTGCAGGTAAAAGATTCCTGCATGGTGCTGGAGATGTATGTCCCGCCGAAGAAGGTGAAAGACCACCCGGACGGGTTCTATTGCGCGGTCATCAACGACGAGGCCGCGAAAACCAACCCGTGGGACTACCCGGCGCATCCGTTCACTATGGCGAAGTACCTCGACCTGCCGACGATCTTCTTTCCCCGGACGACGGCCTTCGATTGCGTAGAAATCCAACGCGAGAACAATGCCTACGAAGCCCTGATTAAGCTGCACGCCATGGTGAGTGCGGTCGATCCCGTGGTGGTGGACGCGGATTCCATCGTATCCGAGATCACAGGCCGGGCCGACAAGATCATCAAATACCGCAAGCTCAACCCTGAGACCGAAGCTCCACACCGCATGGGCGCCGGGAAACTGGATGAAGGGGTTTACAAACAGCGCGAGAGCCTGCACGCCGAATTCCAGAACATTTCGATGGCAGTCAATGCGGTAAGAGGGCAACAGGAAGGCGCGATCACCGCCGCCTCCGCGATTCAGCAGTTGCGCTCGCAGGCAGAGTTAATGTTCTCGAAACCCGCCGCCAACTGGCGCTATTTCTGGCGGGACTCGCTGCGTAAAGCGGTCTTATTCTTGCAGAAGTACTACACCTTTGAACAATTGGCCCAGATTCTCGGCAACGATCGCGAAGAAGAAATTCGCGCCTTTATGGCGGCCAAGTTGGACGACACCGTGGACTGGGTAGCCTCCGATCACGGCTTGCCGCGCACTAAAGACGAACTACGTCAGGAAATGATGACCATGTTCGACAAGGGGGCGCTCGACATCAACGACCCCGCTGTCCGGCAACGAGCTTACGAGCTGTTCGGCGAAACCGGAATGATGCAGAGCTTCAACAAAGACGCCACCAACGCGCGTCTGGAAAATCAGATGTTCAAGATGGGAACGGGCCAACCGGGACAACCCTACATTGCTCCGCAAATCACCCCCATGCACGAGCCGCTGGAAGATAACGCGGTGCATCTCTACTTCCATGCCGATCAGGTCAAATCGCAGGACTTTAAAAAGTGGCAGCCCGAAGCCAAGCAAGCCTTGTTCGAGCACGTCATGCAGACGCAGATGTTGATGGAGCCACCGCTCATGCCTGCCGCACCCCAGCCGCCTACGCAACTTGGCGGACCTAAAACGACGCAAGGGCAGAATCCGGCGGTCGCTCCACCTACACCGGTGCCAGCAGCGCAGTGATGTCGAGTTTCTAAAAATGTCGCGCGATCAGATCCAATCCGTTGACCGGCCCGGCTTTCCGCAGTACGGCAAAGAACAACTATCCAAAGTGAACGCCATGCGTGCCGACAAGACCCAGCCCGACTTCATGGGAATTCCGATCCTGCATGACGGGGATGTGATGCTGTGCAGCCCGGAGAAGCCAGCTTCCTGCTACACCTGCGCGTTCATGTTGGACGAAACCTGCGCCCTACTGGGGCCGGAGATCATCGTCGCCAAAGTGGTGAGCGACGGTAAAGAAGGCGAAACGATTGAATACTGGCCGTGCTGCTCGATGCAGACGGTAGGAGAAATGGTCGATGACTATATCGAGCCTTTCAAAACCCCGGAACAACTGGGTCTGATCTGGATCAACGCTCCTGAAGTCGGACAGGAATTCGGCGGGGCCAACTGCGGCGGGGTTAACGGCGGTGACGACTGCGATCACTACCAGGTAGAGAGCGGCGAAAAGTGGGACTCGGAATCAGGCTTCTGCCGGGTGCTGCAACACGAAGTAGGAGCATCACAAGTGTGCTCGGCTTGGCGCGACGACGACATCCTGAGCTGGCAGGACGCGCAGCAACTCTTGAACCAGCCACAGCACAACCGATCTAAGAAGCAACTCGCGAAAGAGATTATCGGAAGGGACGACAACTGACATGCTGAAATATTTCTTGCAACACATCATGTTTGCGGCAACCATGTTCGCGGCTGGTACGCCGGCCCTAGGAGGTGGCGGTGGTTCAACTGACGGAGCTGGTGCGGCTGCACCGGGAGGGAGTCCAGCGGGCGGTGGAGCGCAACCCACTACTCCGGGAGGAACTCCAGCGGGCGGGACTCCTCAAGGAACTCCAGCAGCGGGCGGCGAAGGCTTACCTCAACTCCGCACCGCCTACGAAGAACTCAAAGCCAAGTACGAGCCCTTCTCTAAACTCGACCCCGCCCAAGTCACGCGCTTTGAAACCGTCTACCAGAAGACCTACACCGAAGCCGCCGCCATTGGGCGCGATCTCGGCTATCCCGACGAAGAAATCGCGGAAGCGCTAGCCGAAGACCCCGTCCGCACCATGGACTTCCTGCGCAACCAGGCGCAGCAGGGCGCACAGAACCGCCAGCAGCCGGATCAGGGACGCGACCTCAACGATTTAGTCCAGCAGCACATCCAGCAGGCGCTCTCCCCGATTCAGGAGCGGGAGAACACCCGCATCACCAACGAAGCCAACTCGCTATTCGAGCGCACGGTTCACGGAGAAGTGGCGGGCATCTTTAAAGCGGAAGGCATTGACGTCGCCCAGATTCCGCAGGACGAGATGTTCATGATTACCTCCGCAGCGTCAGAAATCCTGAAGTACGACGACCAGGCGCTACATGGACTGAAGTACGAAGGCAAAACCGCGCCGATTCAGAAAGCGGTGCGCGAAGCGGTGACCTTCCTCGACAAATATTACGTGGCCCGCGCCGGCCGCGACAAAGCGCGAGTGCAGCCGCCAGCCCGCCCCGGCCAGCAGCAACAGCAGGGGCAACCGGGTAAACGTCCCTCGCTCGATGAGATCATCGACAACCCCGGAGTGCTGGGCAAGCAATACGCATAAGGCTTCTGGATTCATCTTCGGACGTACCCCAGCAGCCTCGTCCACTGCCGACGTAACCGGCCTCGTCACCCGGCAAGGGCCGTACACGCTTCGCCCCCGTTGAGCGCGGGAAACACACCCGCAAGAACAAATCCACACAACTCAACGGAGAATTCTCATGGCAGTCGACACCACTACCTATCTGCCTGACGCGAAGATTGTCTATGGCGCGATTCAGGAACAAGTCTCCACCCTCCCGGCGGTGATGAACCTGTTCGGAGATGGATCGAAGTTCGGCAAACCCATCAATAATGTGGGCATCCGCGGCTATGTGTTTCTAGCCCGCGTAGCGCCCAACTGGAACCTCGGCTACCGCCCGGAAGGAACGACCGGAGTAGGAGCTGCGGGGAATCAGGGATTGACCAACGCAACCGTCACCCTGCGCTATTTCTACGTGCCCATCGTCATCACCGGGCAGGCGGAAAACCTGACCAAGGGCGAATCACGCGCTTTCATGCAGGCCAAGGCTCTGGAAGCCAAGTTCGACATGAAGGACGCGGTGTCGCACGTCAACGTAGTGGTGATCGGGGCGGAACCAGGCGGGCAGCTCGCTCAATCGGTCGCTCCCATCGTGGCCAACACGTCGTTTGTGGCGAGCAATGCGGGACTGCTCCCTGGCGCGATTTACCTGCGCG